CGACGCCCGTCAGATGCTGTCATATCTTGGCTGGATTGACTGCACCGATACTTACCGAATGTATCAGAAATGGATTAAGCCGTTTGTCAGTTTTAAGCAACTGAAACGAAAAGTTTCACAACATGACAGATACGACGAAAGAAGAGTGTATCAACAGCTTGTCAAACCTTACAGCTCGAAAGGAGGATAAGGCGTATGGAGCTAGACTACCGATATGCCGAGAGCACAGTCAAGCCGTCTGCCCTTGAAATCAACGACGGCACGGTTTATCTGCGAAAAGACTATTCCGAAATTGTCCGAACCTCTGAGCAAAGCGAAGAAGTCACTTACTGGACATACCAGGAGGCCCAGATTACTACGCAGGAATTCAACGAGTATGTCAACATGCTCATGGCTCAAAATGCGATCAAGGGTCAGAACGATTCCGAGAACATCGTCAGCCTCATGGTTGGACAGGAAAACAACGACAGCAATCAGCTCGCCGTTATGGAGGCGATTGCCGATCTGTACGAAATGCTTTTGTCAATGTAGGAGGTGCCGGTAATGGTTAGTCTTTACTGCACGCTTATCATCAATAAGCGAAGAACATTCGACCAAGTCCCGGAGAAAATCCAGGGCGAAGTCGAAACCAGACTTAGGGAACTAGGTTATGACGTCAACGGCGATCCTGTTGCCGGGGAGGTCTAACCATGTTCTATATACTCACAAAACTATTTGTAGGAGGTAGTAAAATGGTAGCATTGTATGTTGCACTGATCGTCAACGACCGCAGGACCTTTGAGCAGGTTCCGGCCAAACTGAAGGCTGCTGTGAAGGCAGACCTTGAGGCTATCGGCCTCGACGAGAACGGGAACGCTATTGTAGAGTAACCCGTTGGTGAGAGGAGGGGCCTGCTTTACCGTGGGCCCCAATTCTCTTTCTTTTAAGAAGCTGTAGGGGATATTTTCCGTAAGCTTCTTTATTTGTTTTATAAGGAGGACGATGCGAAAGATGGAACCCTGGCTTCAAATGGTGGTGACAATTGTTTGCGCGGTCATCGCTTCATCCGGTTTTTGGGCGTTTATACAGAGAAAAAACGAGAATAAAGATGTAAAATCTCAGATGCTAATTGGTCTTGCTCACGATCGAATTATTTTTCTCGGAATGAAATACCTTGAACGCGGCTGGATTAGTCAAGATGAATATGAGAATTTGCATGATTATCTGTATAAGCCCTATGAAAAACTTGGCGGAAATGGCTCCGCACAGAAAGTCATGATTGAGGTAAATAAATTACCCATTCACACATCAACTTATCAACCGCAAGGAGGAGACGAAACATGATCTGGAGGTGATGATATGAGTTACAGCGTATCAGGAACTACAATCACACTAACAAGAGGCGATACATTCAAGGCTGTTGTTTCAATTACACAGCAAGACGGAAGCCCCTATGTTCCTACTTCTGGCGACAAAGTAAGGTTTGCCATGAAAGCAAAATATGAAGATCCAGAACCGCTTGTGGTGAAAGATATCCCGATTGATACGCTTACACTTACTCTTCATCCGGAGGATACGAAAGACCTTTCGTTTGGAAAGTATGTTTATGATATTCAGCTAACGAAAGCCGACGGAACTGTGGATACCTTTATCACAAAAGCGACTATTAAAATAACAGAAGAGGTAGATTAGTATGAGCGGATTAAAAGCGTTCGAATCAATTCGCGGTACTATTTCGGGAGAATCTACCTTATCGGGAACATTGTCCGTAGCTACCGGGCAAGATTACGACATCTATTCCGGAGAGTATGAGATAATTCCAGACGTTGAAGACGAACAGACGCTGGAAACCGCTCACAAATTGCTTACGGATAATATCGTCGTCGCCAAAGTTCCTTACTTTGAGACCAGCAATGATTCGAACGGAAATACCGCTTATATTGGAAAGGAAGTGTAGTTTATGCCAGGCACAAAAGCAATTAATAAAGTTATATACGGTGGAAGAGTCCTTATTGACTTGACTAGCGATACTGTTACCGCTGACAAGCTACTTGCTGGATATAAGGCACACGGAGCAGACGGTAATATTGTAAATGGTACTTGCGATTATGATATGAATACGCAAGACGCTACTGCTACCGCTGCTGAGATTCTGTCAGGTAAGAAAGCCGGCGTTGGTGGTCAAATGGTTACCGGTGCCATGAAAAATAATGGTGCCGTAGAAGGGACCATTTCGTCCAAAGATGAGGAGTATACTGTTCCGCAGGGCTTTCACGACGGTTCGGGTAAAGTAAAAATCCATGCTGACGAAAAGGCGAAGCTTGTTGCAAACAACATTCGGGAAGGCGTTACGATTCTTGGTGTTGCCGGCAGTATGACCGGAACCGAAGGGGCCAACCCGCAGGCTAAAACCGTTACGCCAAGCACCAGCCAGCAGGAAATCCTTCCGGATTCTGAGTCCGGGTACAATTATCTTTCCCAGGTTACTGTTTTGGCTATCCCTTATTCGGAGGCGGAGAACCCACAGGGAGGCACGACTGTAACAATCGGCTAATGAGAGGTGATGGCGATGTCCTTTAATAAAGTAATCTATGGAGGACGAACTCTTATCGATTTGACTGCCGATACCGTAACGGAAGATTCTTTGCTAGAGGGCTACACCGCTCATAAAGCGGACGGTTCTGTTATAACAGGAAAATTCAAAGGTGGAAGCGAGACGGAGGAAATAGACCGAATCCTTACTTCCGGACTAACCGATGGTTATAAATATTTTCTGGACGACGGGACCATAATCAGCAACGATAGCGTAAACGATTTGAAATTGACTAAGACTTTTTCAAATGATTTCAAGACCTGCATTACCATCTTGACCAACGAAAATAATACAGAGTTGGGACGGACGGTGAAAACGTATTCGGACGATTTCCTGGTCATAACCACTACCGACCATTTGGGACGCAAGCTTGTAAAGACGTTCAACGTGACGTTAAAGACCTGTGTTTCAGTCCTTACAGATGCGGAAGGAATACAGTTGGCCAGGCAGACTAAGACCTTCTCGGACGATGGTTCAGTCATTGAAACAGAGGTTGTTTACGGCAGTCAAACATCGTAATAAAAGTGTATACATCTCGAGTTATTCCTACACTATACCTGCATTTGGGCCGAAAAACCCAGAATTTCCGGGCTTTTTTGTTTCAAAAATAGAAACTTACCTTAATTTACCCACTGCTAAAGCCCAGTAAATACGCGGTTTTAAGAGCAGTTAGATGTGAGAAGAAGCCGAGAAATGTAGGTAATTCATCTATTATTCCTGCATTACTCCTATACACTTATTCCTATACAAAAGAGAGCCTCCTTGTGGTATCGGATGCCTTAACCGGCGTCCCGCTGCGAGGAGGCTTTTTCTTTGTTATAGGCAAAAATTACAAGCTATTTTATTTTTTCTATTTCGTCTTTTAGCCATTCGAATTCTCTCTGTGTATAAACTTTTTCAGTTATATCAGAGATCTTATGCCCTACCATATACTTAATGGCGTATTCATCAACGCCGTATTTTTTAGCCATGGTGACAAAGTGTTTGCGTCCGTCATGGGGTCTATGCTCCGGATTAAGTTTCAGTTCGTCCCGAATCATCCCAAATGCTTTTTGGTATCTGTTGTAGGTCAAAGCCGTATTCTTGACCCTGCTGCTTGGATTGGCGTAATTGAACAGATATATGCTTCCCATTTCCTGAGCCTCCTTATAGTGCCGTTCTACCAAGTGTCTTATTTTTGAGTGGATAGGTACAACACGGTTAGTACCCGCATCGGTTTTCATTCCTCCACTGAATGTGCCATTTTCAAGATCCACGTCTTTCAACTCCAGCAAACCAATTTCCTGTGGCCTCCATCCGGAATAGCACTGAATCAAGATAACGTCTACATACATTTTATCATCTAAATGCTGCCAGAGCAAATCCATCTCTTCTTGTGTAAACGGTATGTGCTCTTTCTTTACTGTCACGATTTCTTTGATGGTTTCTTCGGTTAGATTGAACGTTCTCGAATAGTTGCGGTCCACCAGTTCATATTCCAAGGCATAATCGAGCATTAAGTTGAACAGTGACTTAATCTTGTTCTTCATTGATGCGCTCGGGGTTTGTTCTTTTCCTCGTACTACGGATATCCCTTCTTCCATACAGCCTTTTATATGACGCGCTCGGACATCAATCACTCTCATGCCGTATACGGATGAACAATACCCCCAGGCGGATTCTACTGCTCTGCCACTCGCTTCATTCTTCAGAGTTTTCAAGTATTCCGGTTTCCATCGTTCGTACAATTCTTTGACCGTAAGAGACGGCTCAAGATCGTATGGGTTCTTGTTATATTCCACGAGAGCGGCATAAGCGTCATTGTAGGTAGGAAAATAGGATTCCGGCTTCAGGGGTTTACATATCGGTCGTCCATTTTCTGCTTTTCCTACACTCACCATTGCCCTGAAAGGATTGCGGAGATTACGGTTTTTAATTTCGCTGATCTGTCCGAACCCATTTGGTAAACGGCGTCGCTTGTTGTTTTTGTTTCGAGGCTTTCTTGATTTGGCGCTTGACTGCATCGGGTATCCGCAATGCGGACAGGAAACAGCTTTATCACTTACTTGCAATTCGCACTCCGGACATTTTATAAGCATAGAGACCACCTTTCCATTGATTTGCTATTAGTAATCATATATCATAAGTATAGGAATTGTCAACTCCTACACAAAACTTTTCTTGCTGTGATTGGAGGAAAAGATGAAATATGATTAGTGACAGCAAATCAACCTGCCCCAAATGCGGCGGACAGTTGAAATATTACGACACCGTAAAAAGAATTGTACGGACGAAATACGGCGTCAAAAACAAAGTAGATATTCGAAGGTTCCGATGCCAAAAGTGCAGCGCTATGCATCGGGAACTTCCGGACTTTATATTTCCATACAAGCAGTACGAAGCGGAAATCATCATCGGTGTTTTGGAAGGGCTTATTACCTGCGAAACGCTCGGCTTTGAAGATTACCCTTGTGAAATGACGATGATCCGATGGCGGCTGTCTCCACCTAAGTTGTTTTCACTAAAAGCTGTTTCTAACCCAGAATAGCAGTTGAAAGGAGGCAAAAGCCAATGAATGAAGTTATATTTGCATCTGGTTCAGTACCGGTAGCCGTAGCAGCGAGGGTTTATGGGAAAGACGCTTCATGGATTCGAGCCGGCATTATATCGGGGTGGCTGCCCATCGGTAAAGCAACCAGGAACGGAAAACTTATCACCAATCTGGAAGAGATGAATTCAAAGTACGGACGAATCAACTTTTACATCTCTCCAAAGTTACTGTGGCAGGAAACGGGTTATGTCTGGCGAGGTGAACGGGTATGAGCACAACGATAAGACCGGAAGTATCAGAGAAAAACCAATACTGGATTGAGAAACACCGGTATTACGAGCTGAAGCATTTCTGTCTACAGTATCCGATATGGCGGAAATCGTATGCCATGCTGGATGGATTTCCGAGCAGTTGGCCGAAATTGATACCGCCGAGCAGGACAAACAACATCAGCGATCCGGTTGCTAAATGCGCGATGGCAAGGCTGTTTTACTCGAATCGAATGGACATGATCGAACGGATGGCCAAGGAAGCGGACGAGGAACTTTCTTGTTATATTTTGAAAGGCGTGACGGAAGGGGTTTCCTATGATTACATGAGAGTCAAATTTTCTATCCCATGCTGCAAGGACATTTATTACGACTTGTATAGACGGTTCTTCTGGCTGCTCAGCCAAGAAAGAGGGTGATGCGATGAAGATTGTAGATTTAGCAGTCAAAAAAGTCTATCGCTTCAACTGCCCGAATTGTCAGAGCAGACTGGAAGCAGATAGCAATGAGCTTATAGACATTGGAGGCAAGGTCAATAAGTTTTATTGTCCAGTGTGCCGCAAAGACCGCTATATTTCGTGGTCGGATTTGAGAAAGAAAATCGTTTATGAAGGCGAGGGTTCGCAGAAATAACAGGCTCCTTTATGAAAGGAGTGTAGGAATATGCACATTAAAATTATATTTGACAAAAACAGTTCGTTATGGGAAAAGGATTTTGAGTTTAACAAACTTTTTACTAAATCTAAGGTATTATACATCATGGATTGTTACAGGGCTTATGGCTACATTTATCTGAACAAGATATATGAGCTGTTTGGCTTGAAATGGAATCCATATAATGATAATACTTACTGGATATGGGAACGAAATGGAGAACTCGAAATATCTATTATCTATGACGAAAAACTCGGAGAAAGAATTTACGTAGACATATTACACAATTCTTAATGAAGAGATTGAGCCGCTAACAACGGCTCTTTCTTTTTATCCTAGATTAGAATTCCGTACGCAGGTGACGGAAAAACATGCTAAATTAGTATCTGAAAAATTCCCCGGGTTGAAAATTTGGAAAAACATTTTAAGGAGGGCGCTTATGGCTATGACAATCAGTCTCGGCATCGGTATTGTGATCGGAATAATCTTTTCAAGAATTGTCTTTCGCTTCATTTCGATTGGTAATTTACGAGTTGACCATTCTGATCCGGATGGTCCTTTTTTATTTTTGGAGCTGTCCAAACGAATTGAATCAGTTGTCAGAAAAAAATATGTCGTTATGCGAGTTAAAGAAAAAGACTTTATTCCGCACGAATAACAATTCCTTTTATGGAACCCTATTAAAACGAAAGGAGAAACGAATATGGGTGAAGAAAACAGAAGTTTGTTGGAAGAGGAGATCAAAGCCGAAATTAAGCGCTTGGGATCTCTCGAATCTGGAAGCCAGGAGCATACCACGGCAGTGGATAGCTTGACGAAGCTGTACAAACTGAAGCTCGAAGAGGATAAGAATACCTATGAGCGTCTGGACAAGATCGAGAATCGTGAAATCGATCAGGAGTCCAAGACGGCTCAAATGGCAGAGTCTGTCAAAGATCGATACTTCAGATTTGGTATGGCTGCCGCTGAGCTGGTGCTGCCGTTGATGTTCTACGGCATTTGGATGAGACGAGGTTTCAAGTTCGAACAGGACGGAACTTTCACCTCCCAGACATTCAGAGGTTTATTCAGTCGATTCAGACCGACTAAGAAATAAACCGGTTCCAAAAGCGGAGAGTTCGTGTATACAACACGTTCTCTTCGTTTTTCTCCTGCTCGAAATTTACAAGGGCTATTGTGAGAGATGTAAAAGTGCTTTTTATCTCTTGATAAAATACTGATGGCCGCTATACTTAATAGTGCCACACAATATCAAGGAGGTAATTTGCAATGAGCTTTTTTAACGACGCGCAGAGAGACGGTTTACTTACTGGACGGTATATTTGCAGTGAATGCGGAGGACTTATGGAATTTGAAGACGAGTGGGAAGATACTTTAGTATGTCCTGCTTGCGGTCACTCCGTCGATTTAGAGCATTATGGTATGGAGAACGATGAAGAATATGATGCTCTATATCCGACCAGAGATCAAATCTGCGACGACTAATTAAGACTATTAGCAAAGTGGAAGGAGTCCTGACGAGGGCTCTTTCTCTTTTCTTTTTATAGGTGATGGATATGCGATACCACTTTGACAAACCGGAAATTTACTTGTCCTTGTATGGCGAGCGTTATATTTGCGAGCATCCGGTTTACAATAGCTGCACTCTCTACAGAATTGAAGAAAGAGGTTTAGCAGTAATTCAGCAACGATTTGACTCCGAGACGAAAAGTACATGGTGGAGCGAAGTTGACCCTTGGATTACTGACGCTTTATATTTGCACCCTGATTTTCGAGAATACTTTGAAATGAGGGCTGGGGTGTCTACGGACGGAATATACCCTACTGTAACGGTTCGCCAAATTATGTGGGCATTAAAAATGAAACCAATTCAGAAAGAACGATGGGAAACCGTATTTGATAGACGGGATATCTAAGCGCAAAAAACGCATCTCCCTTTATGAAAACCATTGAATTTTGAAGGGAGACATGGATTATGAAAACACTAAAGAACAAGCTATATGCTGTAGTATTACTTATTTGTGGGTACTTACCGGTACTTATTGACAAAGATGCAACAGCGTTAGTATTCTTTGCATTTATCGCAATACCGTTATTCTTTGCAAAAGAAAACTGGATTTATTGAGGATTGAGCCGCTAACAACGGCTCTTTTCTTTTCGCCAAAATTACAACCCCTATTGTGGAAAACGATGCTATTCGAAAGGAGTAAAAGGAGCATGGACGAAATGAAAATTGGTTCTAAATTCACTACGAACATTATCTCGAAATTGGCGAGTTTGGCAATCCGAAAGAAATTTGGTTATGATGTAAAACTGAATTTGAATGAGGTAAAAGCCACAGTCGTTGACGGAAAGACGCATGTTCATCTGGATATAGATGCCGATCTTGAGAAAGATGAACTTACTAAAATCCTGAAAAGTATTGGTTTGTAAAATCTGAAAGGAGCTGCTAACAACGGCTCTTTTCTTTTGCCGCGCGAAATTTACAAGTCTTATTATGAGAGACGGGTTAGCTCAGTTGGTAGAGCGCCACACTTCCGTGGAGGTCGTCGGTTCGAATCCGATACAGTCTCTCTTGCTTTTTATTTTCGCATGAAAGGAGAAAAGACATGAGCATCGATCAACTTGATTTAATCTTGTATGACATGTACCGCATGGACGCTTGGCTGCCGCCTTTGTTTGGTAAATGGACTGAAGATTATAAAAAAGCGAGTTACTCACAATGGGCTGTCGACGAGCTCAGAGATTTTATCGCCGAACGGATTTACCCTCGAAAAGAAGGGTCTATTGATGAATTCTGTAAGCTCACGCATGAATTCATGATGAAGACCGCTAAGTATGCGAGGGTGAATCCAAACACAAGTCTTATGTTTCGATCTGCCAGTGAAATGGCAGCGAACATTTTAGATCTTCTAAGGGCTATGGAATAACAAAAACATGAAAGGAGAAAAGACATGAGTAAAAACCAAGCAATTCAAAAGTTGCTGCATAAGTCAGGGCTTTGTATCAGGAAATACTCGCCTGTTGCTTTGTCTTGTGTAGCATCAGCCGGCGTTATAGTCACTGCAATCGCCGCAGCCAAAGTAACCCCACGAGCAGTAGCATTGGTTTACGCAGACAGTCGCAAAAAACATGATGGTGATCCATATGCGTACACCAAGAAAGAGGCGTTTATCGCCGCATGGAAATGTTATATTCCGGCAGTAGCATTTGGAGCTTCTACTATCGCTTGTATTATGGGTGCCAATGCACTAAACCGACGCCAACAGGCAGCACTAACAAGTGCGTATGCGCTCGTCCAAAGTTCTTATAAGGAGTATAAGGACAAGCTGAAAGAGCTTTACGGAGAAGATGCGCATAACGCGATTGTGGACTCCATCGTGAGCGAAAAGTGTAAGGACGTTTATATTTCGTCGCCAAGCTTTATCAGCAGTTCGAGTCTTGACTTTGGCGAGGGCATGGAACCTGAGATAATTCGTACTTTCTACGACAGCTTTTCCCAGAGATATTTTGAGACAACCATCGCCAAGGTTATAGAGGCGGAATACCGTTTAAACCGCAACTTTATGTTCCAAGGCGTAATCCCATTGAACGACTTCTATGAGTTTCTTGGGCTTGAAAAAACCGAACTGGGAGAAACGGCGGGTTGGTCGTCCTGCAATGGCGATATTTACTGGATTGATTTCAACCACCATAAATTAACGCTGGAAGATGGTATGGAAATATTCGTCATTGACATGGTCTTTGAACCGACCGCCGAATGGATGGAAGATCTTTAAATCCGCAAAATTTACAAGCCGTATTATGAAAAGGAGGTAGCGCTTTATGATTAACGCTAAAATGGTAAAAATTCTTGGTCTTGTCGCCACCGCAGTAGGTATGGGAGCAACACTACTAACCGACTGGGTGAACGAAAAGAAAATGGAAGAGAAAATCGATGAACGCATTAACGAAAAGCTCGCCGCACTTAATGACGAAGAGGAAGAGTCCTAACAGGGGCTCTTTTTCTTTGCTCAGCAAGCTATTGTGTGCGATTCGGAGACGGCTGTTTCGATCATCAAGGAATATGTAGACCGGCATTTATTCAGTCCGTCGTTATCATGGCCTAAAGATGAATTTGAAAAACGGTCGTATTCGCAATGGGCCGCTTATGAAATTATCAATCGAATTATGGATAAGCCCTTTGAAATGCCTATCTGTATTATCGAAAGTTTCATCTGCGAAATGGCTATGTATGCTTGTTACGGCGAGGACGAGCATCGCAGTTTGATATTTCAGACGGCGGTCGAAACAGCCGAAGAATTGATTTTGTTATTTGTCTAAACGAAAGGAGAAAAACATGTACACCACGTCTATTATTTTTATAGAAGAAAATCTCGATGGAAAATTTACATCGGAAGGACATGAATACCGTGTCGAAACAAATGAACCATTTAGTCATAGCAATTTTGAGGACATATTGTTTCAGGCCCTCGAAATTGAAAGAATTTATTCTGGTTGTGTTTTAGTTCAAATATCCAAAGAACTTGACGGTGAGTATATATCATCTGATGAATACAACGTCGAGGTGCATGTTGAATTAACTTCAGAATTAAGTCCTTTTATCGACTGGAGCAAGTGCGGATCTCTGCCGCCCATTTATAAAATCAATCGAGATAAAAGCAGTTATGTGCTTCGCGTTATTTAAATGAAAGGAGAAAAACATGAAGAGTAAGTTATGTGTTGTTTTTGGTATTGGAGTATTCGCAGGATTAGCCGGCGGATTTGTTGTCTCTAAAAAATGCATCTTAAAATCGATGGAGAAATATCTTCAGTCTGATGAATGCAAAAACGAAATAAAAAGCAGAGTCGATAAACTTTTTAATGACTTGGTTTCTGAATAAGAAAGGAGAACTCAAATGGGAAAACATAGTTTATCCAGCGTTGCCAAGAGTGTACAGACGGCGATGAAAAAGCATAGTCCGGAGATACTTACAGGTATCGGCATTGCTGGAATGATTACGACTACAGTCATGGCGGTGAAGGCAACGCCAAAAGCGCTGATTCTTATCGAGGAGAAAAAAGACGAACTTGAAACAGACCAGCTAAGCGGAAAGGAAATCGTAAAGACAGCATGGCCTTGTTATATTCCGGCCGCAATCGTTGGCTCGGTTTCTGTTTTCTGTCTTATTGGCGCCAGCTCGACAAATCTGCGTCGGAACGCAGCACTTGCAACCGCTTACACACTTTCTGAATCAACTTTAAGAGAATATCAGGAAAAGGTCGTAGAGGCGATTGGCGATAAGAAGGAGCAGACGATACGGGAATCAATGGCGAAAGAAAAAATCGTGAAGAATCCCGTTCGGGAAGTGATTCTGACGGAAAAGGGCGGAAACACCATCTGCTATGACGCTATCTCGGGAAGATATTTTAAGTCGGACAGAGATACCATCAACCGAGCTATAAACGAATTAAACCAGCAAATGCGGGACGATATGTATGTAACACTTAATGAGTTTTACTATGCGCTCGGATTAGACGGGACGAAATTGGGAGACGATTTGGGTTGGAGCATCGAAAAAGGATATATCGAACTTGATTTTAGTTCCCATCTTGACGCGAACGGCACACCTTGTCTGGTCATTGATTATCGGGTTGCGCCGGTTTACGATTATCACTCCTGGTAACGACATCACTGAGAAAACCGCGCGAAAATTACAATTGCTTTAATGGAAGAAGTTCCACATTTTCAGAATTTGAAAGGAGAACATAAAATGAAAAACAATGCGATTATGAACAACGAGGTTATTGAAACTACTGAGGAAGTCATTGAAAACACAGGTATGAGCAAGGGTATCAAGATTGCAGCAGGCATTGGTTTGAGCGTAATTGTAGGCTTTGTGGTCTATAAGTACGTAGCAAAACCGGTGATTGCGAATATCAAAACCCAGATCGAGCTGAAAAAGATGGCTGCTGAGGAGAAGACAATCATTGTTGACGAAGCAGACGTTTCTACAGAAGAAAACTGAAATTTGAATCTGTGAAATTCGGACAAGGGAGAGTGCCTTAAACAAGGTGCTTTCCCTTTTTTCTTTTTACCAAAAAGGAGGGTACGAGAATGAAAGTGTATTACTACGACGGACCAGTCATGCGATTTGAAAACTGCGTGCAAAATCGCTGGAAAGCGTCTACCTACGCCCCGTCGGAAGCGAAAGCTAAGAGCAATCTTGCTTATCGGTATAAAAAAGAAAACGGCATGACGCCGAATACCAAAATCACTCTGCCTGGCAAATTGATCCCGACTTAAGAAAGGAGAAACCTAAGTGGAGGAATACAAAACCAATTCGGATAAGTCTCGTCAAGAGCAGTCTGAGAAAAAAGTGGAGGCGGTCATCAGCGGAAAAGCAAAAACCCGAAAAAAGGGTGAAATGCAGAAATTCGCTGATGTTTTCATTGCCGAGGACGCCAACAATGTAAAGTCTTATATTTTGCTGGAAGTCATTGTGCCGGCAATTAAAAAGGCTATTTCCGATATTGTTACTACCGGAATCGATATGATTCTTTACGGTGAGGCAGGAAGAACAAGAAAAAACGGTTCTGCTTCCAAAGTATCGTATCGGAATTATTACGAACGAGAAAGCGAACGCACCCGAGCCGGCTCCGCTATCAGACGGACAAGTTTTGACTACGATGATATTTTGTTCGATACTCGTGGGGATGCGGAAGCAGTGCTGGATTCCATGAATGATATTATCAGCCAGTACGGTATGGTAAGCGTGTCGGATTTTTATGATTTGGCTAATGTTGCGAACGACAACTACACAATGAACCGTTACGGCTGGACAAATATTGCTGGAGCAACTGCTGTAAGGGTTCGAGACGGTTATATTTTGAAACTTCCAAGAGCCATCCCATTGAACTGAAAGGAGAAAAAATATGCTTGAGTGTAAAATCTGCGGATTCAAATTCAATGCTGTTGAAGAGCGCCATTATATTTCTCGCGACAACGGAAAAAGCGGGTTAGCAGTAGCCTTTGGCTCGGAACCTGAGGAAAAACTGTACGATACTTTTGACTGCCCTTCCTGCGGCTGCCAGATTGCAGTTCAGGAACGAAAGAGAATCTATATCCCTTGCTGTGAAATCTGTGAGGAGGACGAAGAGTAATGTACGAATCCCCTGACAAAATAGTGTCGCACCCGGCACATTATCAATCTGAAACTGGTTTGGAAGTTATCGATGTGATAGAGGCTTTTACGTTTGACCTCAAAGGCATCGAAGCAACCGATACCGGCAATATCATCAAATATGCCTGCCGTTGGAAACAGAAAAACGGCATTCAGGACCTCGAAAAGATTATGTGGTATACACAGCATCTTATCGACCATCTCAGAAAACTCGAAAAGGAGAATGAAAGCTATGAAAAATAAGACCGAAATTGTAAAGAGCGTCAGCGGCGCTATGAATAAGACCATGATGAAGGTCAGAAAGCACAGCCCTGAGATTCTCGTAGTGGCCGGAATCGCGGGGACGGTTGTGAGCGCCATTATCGCTTGCAAAGCCACAACCAAAGTAAACAAGATTGTGGAGGATACCAAGAACGATATCGATAAGGTTCATACTGCAACGGAAACCGGCGTTACCGAAGCTGGTGAATATTATTCCGCTGAGGATTCCAAAAAAGACCTCACTATCATTTATGTGCAGACCGGCATTAAGTTTGCCAAGCTGTATGCTCCTGCCGTTATTCTCGGAACTCTGTCCATTACCAGCATCCTTGCGTCCAACAACATTCTTCGCAAGAGAAATGTAGCGCTTGGCGCGGCTTATGCGGCTATCGACAAGAGCTTTAAAGAGTACCGCAGCCGAGTAGTCGAGCGATTTGGCGAGCAGGTAGACCAGGAACTGAAGTACAACATCAAAGCAAAGAAGTTTGAAGAAGTTGAGGTAGATCCTGAAACCGGAAAAGAAAAGAAGGTGAAGAAAACGGTTCAGGTGGTTGACCCCAATCTTCAGAGCGATTATGCCGTTTACTTTGACTCAAAGAGCCGCAACTATGAGACCAATCAGGATTACAACCGCATGTTCCTGAAGGCGCAGCAGGCGTTTGCCAACGATAAGCTTCAGACCCGTGGGCATCTGTTCTTGAACGAGGTTCTGGACGATCTGGATCTCCCCCGTACACCTGCCGGTCAGATTGTGGGCTGGACTGCCGATGGCCCGGACGGATATGTCAATTTCAGAATTGTAGAAGTCGAGAGGGAGACCGAAGACGGCAGACACGAGCCGGTTCTTCTTCTTGATTTCAACGTAGAGGGAAATATCTGGGAGAAGATGTAACTTTAACGCTTTCAGATTGATACTGGAGGCGATCGCTTTATAAGAGAGGAGTTTTAAAAATGCGAACCATATTAAAGAGCGCGGTGTTTCTTCTGAGCTTTATCCTTTGCTTCATTATTATAGCGAGGATAGCCGCAGCCCCGGCAAAAGAGAAACCCGTCGAGGATACATATAACGATACGTCTTCGACGGTATCTATATCCCCTATTGAAACCGTGCCGGAACCTTCGCCGCCTACCGAGGAACCGGAACAGGTTGAGGAAGAATGGCCGTACCCCATTTCACAGGAAGAAATCGAACTTATCGCGCTGGTAACAATGGCGGAAGCGGAAGGCGAAACGGAACTCGGACAGAGGCTGGTAATCGATACGATTTTAAACCGAGTCGACGATTCGCACTTTCCGGATAATGTAACCGATGTTATATTTCAGCCGAATCAGTTCACATCCATGTGGAACGGAAGAGTCGACCGCTGTTATGTGAAAGAAGAACTTGTAGAGCTTGTAAAAGAAGAGCTGCTGGAACGGACGAATTACGAATGCGTATTTTTCACCGCAGGCGGATACAGCGATTACGGTGTTCCGATGTTCCAGGAATGCTGCCATTATTTTTCAAGCTACGATTGAAAGGAGCGTTTATCATGAAAGCATTATTTTCTTATGTGTTTTCTACCATGGCCGGTTTGTGCTTAATCGGCGGTATTGCCATTTTATCCGGTGGAAGGGAGTAATCAAACGTGGATATGCTCGATGATTTCATAAATCTGCTTGACTCTATATTGGACAGCAAGCGGAAAAGACATATTACCGGTGGGATTCTCCTGAGCGCTGCATTGCTGTTCGGAGGTCTCGCCGTAACTGTTGTTACGATAAAAAACGAGGAGGATTACTATGAGCAAGATTAACTTCGCTATGTTTATGGCCGGTCTGACTATCGGGTCGGTCGCAACATGGCTTTGTCTTAAAAAGCGATACGAGCAAATTGCCCAGGAAGAAATCGATTCGGTGAAAGCGGTCTTTGCGGAAAAGAAGCCGGAAACAGTAATTCGCAAAGAGGAAAACGAAAACCTTGACAAAGATAATAAAATCAAGGCTGACCAGGCTAAATTGAAACCGGATCTGATTAACTATGCGGCTAAGCTCGCAGAGGAAGGCTATACGAATTATGCCTCAACAAACAATAAAAATGCGAAAGAGGAGAAGGTAAATATGGTTGAAAAGCCTTATGTTATCTCGCCAGAGGAATTTGGCGATTTCGACGAGTATACCAAGCTCAGTCTGACTTATTATTCGGACGGGGTTCTGGCGGATGAAAACGACGAGATTGTCGACGACATTGATGAGACCGTGGGAGCTGATTTTGCCGATCATTTCGGCGAGTATGAGGGCGATTCTGTGTTTGTCCGCAACGACAGGCTGAAATGTGATTATGAGATTCTGAGGGATAATCGTTCCTACTCGGATGTCACAGGCAGATACCCCGGTCAGATGGAGGATTAAATGACAGAGAAAGAGCTGAACAACGAATATTTTGATTGGATGTGTCAGCTCGTATGCAATGAACGGTATTCCAGGGGTCTATCCTATCAAAAGCTGCTGAGGCATCTTCACAATATTGATTTCCAATATGTGATTCCAATGGATGGTAACAGGGCTGAAGATGGGATAGACCTCCGTTACCGTTTTGGATATGAAAAATCATACGAGGGTCCTATGATTGCCTCTTTTCTGGACAATCGGCCTTGTAGTGTGCTGGAGATGCTGATTGCTTTGGCGTTTCGTTGTGAAGAAAACATTATGAACAATCCCGACGTTGGCAATCGAATGGGCCAATGGTTTTGGAATATGATTGTAAATCTTGGGTTAGGTTTCATGAGCGATTCCAGATTCGATCCGAAGTATACGGACGATGTTATATTTCGCTTTATGGACCGCAAATACAAACGAGACGGCGAGGGCGGCCTATTTACGATTGAGCACTGCAAGTACGATATGAGATCGGTTGAGATTTGGTACCAGATGAATTGGTATTTGGACAGCATCCTGTAAAGAAAGGAATTCTGCTATGGTTCACAGCAAAGTGTTTGAGTGTTTTCAGGAACATCTGCCGGCATTTGCCGAAAAGGTTGAAACCTATTTTCCGAACGGGAAAAACAGTATTCGTGTGCGGCAAAAGGACGGCAAGGAATTTATATTTTCGTTTAATGGAGAAAAAACTTGGCGGTTTGAAACTATCGACCAGTTTCTTGCAGGAATGAAAGGAGGAAAAGTTCATGGATGAAATGGTCCGTTATATTTTCGGAAGCCTTCGGAATTCGGAAACGATGTTCCGGGCGATCGGGAAATCCATCAGGAAACAGCAGTCGTTTAACCATAATGTTACGTTTTGGGTAACGGTCGTAACGGCGCATCTGATTGTCAAAGAGTTTGAAATTCGCAATATGCGTTGCCAAATCGAGGCTCTGAAAACTGAAATTAAGGAGCTAAAGCAGACGGAAGGAGACTAAAGAACCTCGATGATCGACTTTTTAATGATTTCAACACGTAGTACGAAGCGTGGTGTAATAGAAATCTACCCGAAGTTTATCATTAAGAAAAGCTCTGATCTTATGATTAGAGGCGGCGACTTCTATGCCATCTGGCTGGAAGACCGGGGTTTATGGTCTACGGACGAGCAGGATGCTTTACAGCTTATCGACCGGGAACTCGATCGGTATGCAGAAGAGAATCGCAAGAATTTTGATTCAAGTGTTAAAGTCCTGCACATGTGGGACTCTGAATCTGGAATGATCGATTCGTGGCACAAATACTGTCAGAAACAAATGAGAGATTCGTTCCACATGCTGGATGAAAAACTGATATTTTCAAATACGCCTACGAACAAAAAAGATTACGCAAGCAAAAAGCTGAAGTATCCCCTGGAAGAAGGAACCATCAATGCCTACGACAAGCTGATGTCTACTCTTTATTCTGAAACGGAGAGAGAAAAAATCGAATGGGCAATCGGTTCTATAGTCTGCGGGGATTCTAAAAAGTTGCAGAAATTTATGGTTTTGTATGGCGCCGCAGGAACCGGTAAATCCACGGTTCTCAACATCATTCAGCAGCTCTTCGACGGGTACTATTCTGTGTTCGACGCTAAAGCGCTTGGTTCCTCGAGCAATTCATTTGCTTTGGAGGCGTTCAAGAGCAATCCACTTGTTGCTATTCAGCACGATGGGGATTTGTCGCGCATTGAGGATAATACCAGGCTGAACAGCCTTGTTTCCCATGAGTTGATGACGGTAAATGAAAAGTTCAAATCTACTTACGCAAACCGTTTTAAATGTTTTCTGTTTATGGGCACGAATAAGCCGGTGAAGATAACCGATGCAAAATCGGGTTTGATTCGGCGATTGATTGATGTGTCTCCATCCGGCGATAAATTGAGCCCGAAGGAATACAAAACGGTAATGAAACAAATTGAGTTTGAACTTGGCGCTATCGCATACCACTGCCAAAATGTATATCTGGCAAACCCAGGCATGTACGATGATTATATTCCGGTCGCGATGCTTGGCGCATCCAATGATTTCTACAACTTCATCATTGATTCTTACCACGTGTTTAAGAAGGAAGACGGAACGACACTGAAAGCTTCTTGGGAAATGTACAAAACGTACTGTGATGAGGCAAAGGTGCCGTTTCCGTTTTCTCAGAGGATTTTTAAAGAAGAACTGAAAAACTATTTCCGCGATTACAAAGAGCGGTTCAATCTGGACGATGGCACTCGTGTCCGAAGCTATTATATCGGTTTTCGGACGGAGAAATTTGAAAAGCAGACGATTTCGGAAAAGGAGGAACCGGAACAGAAGCTCATTGAATTCAAAGCGCAGCCGTCCATCTTCGACAAAAAGTGCGCGGACTGCCCTGCTCAGTATGCGACTTCATCAGAAATCCCTACATCCAAATGGGAAAAAGTAAAAACGAAGCTGAGCAGTATTGATACGTCGAAACTCCACTATGTCAAGGTTCCGGAAAATCATATTATTATCGACTTCGATATTCCGGATAAGGACGGAAACAAATCTTTTGAACTGAATCTGAAGGAGGCGAGCAAATGGCCACCCACTTATGCGGAACTGAGCAAAAGCGGGCAAGGCATTCATCTGCATTATATTTATGCGGAAGATCCGGCAAAACTGAGCAGAGTCTATGACGACCACATTGAAGTTAAGGTTTTCAACGGCAAAAGCTCTTTGCGCCGGAAATTGACAAAGTGCAATAACCTGCCAATCGCAACCATCAATTCTGGTTTGCCACTGAAAGGAGAAAAGCAAGTGATAAATTTTGAAGGGGTGAAGAGCGAGAAAGGTCTTAGAACGCTAATCAAACGGAATCTGAATAAGGAATACCATCCGGCAACTAAACCTAGTATCGACTTCATCTACAAAATTCTTGAGGACGCTTATGCGAGCGATCTTCATTATGATGTTACGGATATGCGGAACGCTGTGCTGGCCTTCGCCGCAAGCAGTACGCATCAGGCGGATTACTGTATCAAGTTGGTCAATAAGATGCAGTTCAAATCTGCCGACCAGTCTTCCGGAACAAAAAACGATGACGCTAAACTCGTGTTTTATGATGTTGAGGTGTTTCCGAATCTGTTCCTGGTCAACTGGAAAATCGAAGGCGAAGGAAAGCCGGTTGTCCGTATGATTAACCCTACGTCGGCTGAAATTGAGGAGTTGATGCGGTTTCGTCTGGTCGGTTTTAACTGCCGCAGATATGATAATCACATCCTCTATGCCAGGCTAATGGGTTATACGAACGAGCAGCTATTTTCACTTTCTAACAAAATTATCAATGGAAGTGCAAATTGCTTCTTTGGTGAAGCCTATAACGTTTCTTATACGGACGTTTACGATTTCTGCTCAAAGAAACAATCTTTGAAGAAATGGGAAATTGAATTGGGCATCCACCATCAGGAGCTCGGCCTTCCGTGGGACCAACCTGTTCCGGAAGAGATGTGGACGAAAGTCGCCGAATACTGCGACAACGATGTTATTGCTACCGAAGCTGTTTTCAATGCGAGAAAAGCTGACTTTACCGCTCGGCAGATTCTGGCGGACGTAGCTGGAATGACGGTCAATGACACGACCAATTCTCTGACCACCAAGATTATATTTGGCAACAACCGAAAGCCTCAGGATCAATTCAACTACCGTTTTATGGGTGAAGTAACTCCCGATTGCGAACCCTGGACTATCACAGAAGATATGGTTTTGTATGACCATTTGGGAGATGAAAATTTCACCCTGTTTAATAAAGATGGAAAGCCGGTGTTCCCGGGCTACACTTTCGAAGGCGGTAAGTCCATTTATCGAGGCGAAGAAGTCGGCGAAGGCGGTTATGTCTATGCCGAACCTGGTATGTACAGCAACATTGCATTATTGGATATTGCATCCATGCATCCGAGCAGCATTGTAGCGGAAGAACTCTTTGGCCCTGAGTATACGAAGAGATTCAATGATATTCTTCAGGCCAGAATTGCAATCAAGCATAAGGAATTCGATAAGGCTAAAAAGATGCTGAACGGCGCGTTGGCAAAGTATCTGACAGACGAAGCTGCTGCGTCTGATCTGGCTCAAGCTCTGAAAATCGCAATCAACTCTGTGTATGGTCTTACTTCAGCAAGCTTTGACCATCCGTTCCGAGACAATCGCAACAAAGATAATATTGTGGCTAAACGCGGCGCCCTGTTTATGGTAAACCTCAAGCACGAGGTCCAAAGACGGGGCTTTATTGTTGCCCATATTAAAACGGACTCCATTAAGATTCCGGATGCAACTTCGGAAATCATTCAGTTCGTTATGGATTACGGTAAGCAGTATGGCTACAATTTCGAACACGAGGCTACATACGACCGCATGTGTCTTGTGAACGACGCTGTTTATATTGCGAAGTATAAGGACGGTAAGCACGCTGGAGAATGGACTGCAACTGGCACTCAGTTCCAGGTCCCTTATGTCTTTAAGAAACTGTTCAGTAAAGAGCCGATTGAGTTCGAGGACATATGCGAGACAAAATCGGTAACTTCTGCTCTGTATCTTGATATGAACGAGGGCTTGCCGAATGTAAGCGAACTTGAAAAAGAGCTGGAACGCATTGTGAAAAGAGCAAAAGAATTTGGCGTTACTATGGATCTCAGTGGTAACAGTGGAGATGCCGAGCTAGATCCGTTGGTTAAAGAAATCGCTAAAGGCCACAACTATCATTTCATTGGCAAAGTTGGTCAGTTCTGTCCTATCAAACCAGGATGCGGAGGCGGTATCCTGCTTCGCGAAACGGAGAATAAGAAAACCGGAGAAAAAGGCTATGCGGCTGCAACTGGCTCAAAAGGTTTCAGATGGTTGGAGTCTGAGATGGTTCGAGAACTCGGTAAGGAAAACGATATTGACCGTACTTACTACAACAATCTTGTAGACGAGGCGGTGAAGTCTCTGTCTTCTTATGGAGATTTTGAACGGTTTGTTGCGGACGAGCCGTTTGTTTCCGACAACACTCCCCCGTGGTTTGGAGCCGGAGAACCGCATGAAGAAGAGCCAACGCCATTTGATGTGAGGTGATATATTTGCCGGATTATTGTTGATTGCCATTGTAATATTCGTGTTCGTAAAAGCAGATTTCAGCAAAACAACTTGTGAATGCTCTCGTGACGAGTGCAGAACATGCCCATTTCCGTGTGAAAAGCACAATATTTGAAAGGAGACCAATCATGGCTTATAAGAACGTAGACAACATCATTATTGAAAATGCGCGCATCATTTTCAGAAATTTCAAAGGAGAGGAATCGAAGTACAACCGTGCCGGAAGCCGCAACTTCTGCGTCATCATCGAAGATTCAGACATGGCGCAGAAACTGATTGAAGACGGTTGGAATGTGAGGGTTCTCTCCCCTCGTGACGAGGACGAAGAGCCCCGTCACTATATTCAGGTTGCGGTAAGCTTCGACAATATCCCGCCTAAAGTTGTTATGATTACCAGACGGGCACAGACGAATCTTGATGAGGAGTCTATTGCCACTCTGGACTTTGCGGAGATTAGGACGGTCGATTTGGTGATCCGCCCTTACAACTGGGAAGTCAATGGCAAGACCGGCGTTAAGGCTTATCTGAAAACGATGTATGTGACCATCGAAGAGGATGAGTTCGCTGAGAAGTACGCTGCGGAGGAAGGTCCGGAAGAGACTCCGTGGCATTGATATTTTAGAAGATGGATAAGGGGTGCCGGCTTAATACGTGTCCGGTCAAATGTCCAGTAAGGTCTCGATTAGATACGTGTGTCTATGAGGGTAAGAGGAAACAGCCCCATTCCATCAATCACCGAAGGGAGAAAAACAAACGGCATAAAGGAGGCGAAGTCAATTGTTCTGGAAAAAGAAAAAACCTAAGCGAAAACAATCAGTTAAAAAACAAATTCCGAAGCATATCGCCGACAATCTGAAATATGGAGAGAATATAGCCGAAGGATTTAAAAAAGGTATTTCTGAGGTTTCGGAAAAGCCTAACCGAAAAAAGCCCGCTGGTAAAAATTCGGAAAAACATTTAGACGCTCGAAAAGAATTTCTGCGGGTGTTCAGACAGCTAACCTACAGGAATCGCTCTTGGGATGTATGGAGCGACTTCATTATTATGTTCGCTTGCGCTTTATCGAATCCAGTGGATAAAAATCATTTCGACGAGAGAGAAGAGTTATATTTGCGGACTATCAAAAGATACAACAAACAGGAACAGCCGTTGTTTTCCGAACTCGCCGCATATACGGTGGTGGCTTTGGAAGAAAATCAAGAGCAGGACTTTTTGGGAAGCATTTACACGGAACTTGGCCTCAACAGCAAAGAACACGAGCAGATTTTTACGCCTTACCATGTTTGCGAGCTTATGGCGGAAATCACTATGGAAGATGTTGTTGAAAAGGTCAAGAAAGACGGATACATTACCATAAACGATCCTTGCTGCGGTGCTGGAGCTACTTTGATTGCCGGTATTCATGCAGCGAGAAAAAGGCTGGAAAAAGCCAACCTGAATTACCAGAATTATATCTTGGTAGCTGCTCAGGATATCGACATGGTAGTAGCGTTAATGTGTTATATTCAGCTATCTCTCCTTGGCGTTGCTGCTTACATCAAGGTCGGAAATTCACTGACTGAGCCAATGACTGAAAACGATTCTCTGGACAACTATTGGTTCACTATGATGTATTTTTCCGATATATGGTCAATGCGGCGACTTCTTAGGAGTTTGTAATGGCCGGTATATCTTTAAGAGATTATCAACTGGACGCCGTTGGCAGGATGAAAAACGGCTGCATTCTGTGCGGCGGCGTTGGAAGCGGTAAGTCCAGAACCGCATTAGCCTATTACTACAAACAAAACGGAGGTGAACTCGGAACAAAAAAATACGTGAGGATGAAAAGCCCTAAAGATTTGTACATCATCACGACGGCAAGAAAAAGGGATACAAGGGAATGGGAGGGTGAGCTTTCGCCCTTTCTTCTTTCTACCCATCTCGAAGCAAGTTCGTATTCTAATAAGGTGGTAGTCGATTCGTGGAACAACATCGGCAAGTATGCAACAGTAACGGACGCCTTCTTTATATTTGATGAACAGAGGGTCGTGGGTTCCGGAGCTTGGGTAAAGGCGTTTCTAAAAATAGCCAAACTTAACGAGTGGATTCTTCTTTCCGCCACACCAGGAGACACCTGGGAGGATTATATTCCAGTGTTTGTAGCCAATGGGTTTTATAAAAACAGAACCGCTTTCAAAGAAGAACACATGGTCATGACCTGGGTAAACGGCAAGTATCCGAAAGTGGACCGGTATTTGGGCGTCGGACGTTTGATACGTCTTCGTAATCGAATTCTTGTAGAGATGGATTTCAAACGGGAAACTGTCTCTCATCACGAAGATGTTTACGTGAAATACGATGTTGCCAAGTATAAGGACGCTTCTAAGCTTCGATGGAACCCTTATAAAAACGAACCGATTACGAATGCCGGCGAGCTGTGCTATGTATGGCGCAGGATCGTGAATTCGGACGATTCCAGGCAAGTCGCTTTGATGGAACTATTTGAGAAACATCCGAAAATGATTGTTTTCTATAACTTCGACTACGAACTTGATATTCTTAAGAATCTCTATTACGGAGACGATGTCGAGGTTGCGGAATGGAACGGTCATAAGCATCAGCCAATCCCTACTTCAGACAGTTGGGTCTATCTGGTGCAGTATACAGCCGGAGCCGAAGGATGGAACTGCATAAGCACCGACACCATTGTGTTCTACTCGCAAAATTACTCTTACAAAATTATGAAGCAGTCTGCCGGGAGAACTGATAGGCTAAATACGCCTTTCAAAGAACTGTACTATTATCATTTGAAGTCGAGATCTGCTATTGATTTGGCAATCAGCCGTGCTTTGAGCGAGAAACGGAATTTCAACGAAACCAAGTATGTAAATAGTTATTCCAAAAGAACTGCTTAATCAGGAGGGAACAGTGACGTGAAAATACCAAAAATAAAATGGATTCCTTTTGATAGTAATAATCCGCCAGCAAATTTAAATCCAGATGAAACTTTCCTAATTTTTCTTCGAGAAGATGACTATAACAACGGAGCTTCTTGGCATTATTCGGTTGATGTAGCATCACCTTATGGGGATTATCTGGACAATTTTTGGACCACCGAAAACGATTGGCTTGAGGGACAGAGGGTAGAAGTGCTTGCTTATGCAAGGTTTCCGTATTATCAAAAAGAAACTGAATTGGAGGATACCAATGATTAAACTGGATGTCCAAGAATACTGTCATGGATGCGCCAATTTTACGGCTGACGTGAAGGAACCGGAAAAATATCATGCCGACTTCGATATTATTGAAATGACAGATACTCTTGTTCGCTGTGAACATCGCAAATTATGCGAAAACCTAATTCGATATTTGAGAAAGCAGGTGGATCTTGATGAAAAATCCGAAAATCAATGAAAGCCTGATTATTGGCGTTGATTTCTCCAAACGAGACGACGGAGTGCTGATTGTCGGCCGTCAAAAGAACGGAGAAGTCACAATCATTAACGCTTTTCAGGGCAAGGAAGCTTTTGATATTTATGAAAAGCTGATTACAGTCAAGAAAGGAGGCGGCAACGATGGGGCTGTCAAGACTAGCGGAGCAATGTCGAAAATGCCCGTTCAAAGATAATTGTAAAAACAAACGAATGGAAGCACTCGGATATTTGCCGGAGCCGATTGTAGCTGAAGCAGGTGCGTCGTCTGCTTCTGAATTGACTCAACCGATTCTTCGAGAGACTATAAATACGATTATTGACGGTAAAGTTGTCAAAGTGTATAAGGACGAGATTGAGAAGCAGCTTTGTAAAGAGTTGTATTCTCATCTCGGTCTTCAGTTTGGAGGTTAATCATGGAAAACAATAACAAAAACAGCTTTGGATATAAAGTCGGACAGGCTTTGGCGTTTGTGATTGGGCTTTGTGTTGCAGCTATTTTAGTCGCTTTGACTGTGAAACTTATTCTGTGGATTTTGTGATACTGACAACCGAAAGGAGAAAAAAAACAATTAAAAACAAAATTTACGCCCTGGTGCTTATCGGCATCGGGGCTCTTTCTATTTTACCGGAAAACGACGCCACTGCTTTTATATTCTTTTGCCTAATCGGAGTACCTTTGTTCTTCGCTAAGGAAAATTGGATTATGGATGGAGGAGGTTCCGATTATGTATATGAAGAAAACCGGAGGGAAAGTGTACGGAGCGCATCTGACTGCCGCCGAAAAGAAAGCGATGGATATCGAAATTCGCAGGCAGCTCGCAGAGTACGATCTCAAACACGCTAACGAACTTGACGCCATGATCTTATGGCATTTGCATGAGGAATTTGGTTTCGGGCCGAAGCGTCTGAAGCAGTTCTATGACACTTTTGCCGTAAGATTGAACGAACTGATTAAACATTATGAGATGACTGATTCTGATATGGTTTGGCTGTGTACGTACAAGCTGAAACAATACGGAATCGACATTGAAGAATGGAACAAACAAAGGAGGGACTGATGGGTATCGCTAATCGTGAAAACAATCCCCGAAAGAATTCGGAGGGATATTCTGATCCAACGGCTTTCGAGGCTTTGCGGAACATTGATAAGGAAGACGAAAGATTTCACAGACTGCTTCATACATTATTTTATATCTGTGAGCTTGCTGATTTCCAAATCGAAGGCCGTATTGTGTTGATTGACAAACAGACCGGACGGGTTTGGAGATGAGAAAAACGTCCGTACACTCTTTGAAAATCTGCAAAATTGTGGCCACTTTTATTTTTAAGAAAGTGGGCTTTGACCAATTTTGGGGAAATTTTGGAGCTTGTACGGACGAAAAATCTCATTTTTGGCCAAAAAAAGTGGGCAAAAGCCCGGTTTTGCGAACCAAAAGTGGGCAGAAAAAATCGGGTACATTTTCTGAAAACGGCACTTTTTTGGCGTTTTTTGGCCATTTTTGGCCGATTTGCGCAAATTGGGTGTTGAAAAACCACTAAAAAGCCCACTTGCCCACTTTTATTTCTTATTAATTGCGATAAAAAGTTTTAATATTTAAATAAATAAGGCGAACAAAAGTGGGCATTTGGCCACAATCCGGAATTACATACCACAAACCAAGCAAAAAGTCAAGTGGTTTGCAAATAAAGTCCTTTCTTTATTTTGGCTTTTGTGCTATACTGTAATAGCGACACAATCTAATAGTTTTCAAGTTGCAAGGGAAAATTACTTTGGTAAAAAGTGTTTTCTCTCTTTACTCATGCGTCCTTTGCGACTTGATTGAGATTGTGTGGCAACAATGAGGGATTCACTTTTTCGGTGCGTCTCTCATAAGGGGCGCACTTTTTTATTGCCCTCTTGAAAGGGGACGGACACAATGAGTGGAGAGAAGAAAACACCTAAAACCACAAGTAATATTGCAACAGGCATTGCTATGGCTGCATCCATAGTGCCTCTTGTCAAACCTGCCATCGATGCTGTTCGTGATTATGCGGACAAGACGATTGAGGAACGGAAAAAACTGGTCGTTGTGCCGAAGCTTTATTCTTCGGAATATCGGACCACGTCTGAGCAAGCTGTAGAAATATTAACAAGTCTTGGATTAAAAGCAGTTCTCTCTCCGACTCTTATTGCCGATGCCAACGAAAAGTATAGAAATTGTATCAATAATCAGGTGATTAAATCCGAACCAAAGGCTAAACAAAAAGTCGAGCCAGGGACTACTGTTCGCGTTTTATATATCACGCAGGAAGTTATCGACGAAAGTCAGCGTCTGTTCAATGAGTCCGAAAAACGAAAAGCAGAACTATTGCTTGAAAAAAGTATAAGACGTTCTGAGCGGAAAGAAAAAACAAAGCGAGTGGTATCGGATGTTGCTGATACTGTTAAACGAGGAGTCGGAAAAATTCCATCGGTTCTTTATAAAAAGAACAACGATAAGGAGGAACACAATGAGTAAGAATGGTAAAAAGCGAGGCTTTGGCGGTTTGCTGTTGGATTTTATTTTGGTGCTCTGTACCGGAGGATTGTGGCTCATTTGGATTTTGATACGCTATCTTCGAAACAACAGCTAAACGCTAAAAACTGAATAATTGACGCGGCCAAGATGCTTAATGGTGTCTTGGCCTTTTTTATTGTCTATTTTTGCCGCGCGAAAAATACATGCCCTTTTATGAAGAGAGGGATAGAATAGCTATTTTTAAAGATAGACATTCCCTTTTCCGTTTTGCAAAAAAGCACAGAAAGGAGGCCCATTAACCATGCTTGAAAGTCAATTCCAAGCAAAGCTTATTAAAGAGCTTAAGAAAAGATTTCCTGGTTGCATAGTTATGAAAAGCGATTCGGGATATTTACAAGGCATTCCCGATTTGCTCATTCTCTACAACGATAAATGGGCTTCTTTGGAATGTAAACAAAGCGCTGGCGCAAAGAGACAACCGAATCAAGAGTATTATGTCGGGAAGATGGATGAGATGTCGTTCTCAAGATTTATCTGCCCGGAGAACAAGGAGGAAGTGCTGCATGATCTTCAACAATCATTCGAATCTTGAAGGGCAACACGCTTTTCTCGGTGCCAGTAAATATCATTGGATTAACTACAGCGAGGACAAGGTAGCGGAAGCATATTCCAAATTCCTCGCCACGCAAAAAGGAACCGTTCTTCACGAATTTGCGTGCCAGTGTATTTGTCTTGGACAGAAATTGCCGAAGTCTCAAAAAACACTGAACATGTATGTCAATGATGCGATCGGTTTCAAAATGATACCAGAGCAAATTTTGTTTTACTCAGAAAATTGTTTTGGCACCGCCGACACTATCATGTTTCGAAACCGGTTCCTTCGTATTCATGATTTAAAGACCGGAGCTATTCCGGCGCACATGGAGCAGCTTAAAATATATGCTGCTCTTTTTTGTTTGGAGTACAAAATAAAACCTGCTGATATCGACATAGAACTTCGGTTGTATCAAAATAACGAAATTCTGTACGATGAACCGACAGCGGAAGACATCGTTCCGATTATGGACAAAATCGTTACCTTTGATAAGGTGATTCGAAAAATCAAAGAACAGGAGGGTTAAACCATGAATTCCATTGTGGAGGAAATGCTGATGCACTACGGAATGCCGAGACGTTCCGGTCGTTATCCCTGGGGTTCTGGAGATAACCCTTACCAGCATAGCGGGGATTTTCTGTCGCGAGTGGAAGAGATGAAGAAATCCGGATTCACTTTCACTGATAAAGATGGAAAAACCTACACTGGTGAAGTAGCTATTGCCAAATCTATGGGATTGAGTACAACGCAGTTCAGGACACAGATGAGCTTGGCGAAAGATGAAAGAAGATCCGCCGACGTTTCGACTGCTAAGGCGCTTCGGGAAAAAGGTTACAGTCTGAATGAAATCGCGGAAAAGATGGGATTCGCTAATGATTCTTCCGTCCGTTCTTTGCTCAACGAATCGTCCGAAGCCCGTATGAATCAGGCTAAAACCACGGCCGAATTCTTAAAAAAGCAGATTGCGGAAAAAGGAATGATAGACGTTGGCACCGGCGTTGAGCGGGAACTTGGCATCTCTAAAGAAAAGCTGAACCAGGCTCTTTATATTTTGGAGATGGAAGGCTATCCGATATATGGAGGCGGTGTTCCGCAGGTTACGAATCCTGGAAAGCAGACTAACATTAAAGTCATTTGCCCTCCTGGAACAGAACACAAAGAGATTTATAATTTTGAAAATGTTCATTCTGTGAGGGATTACATCTCTTATGATGAAGGCGAGTCTTTCAGAAAAGCGTTCGAATATCCGTCCAGTATGGATTCCAAGCGGCTCCAAATTCGTTACGCAGAAGATGGCGGGATTCAGAAAGATGGCGTTATCGAGCTTCGAAGAGGCGTGGACGACCTTTCTCTTGGCGACGCACATTATGCGCAGGTTCGTATCCTTGTAGATGGAACACACTATCTTAAGGGAATGGCCGTTTATTCCGATGACCTTCCCGATGGTGTTGACGTTGTGTTCAACACTAATAAGAAGAAGGGCACGCCAACACAGGATGTGCTGAAGAAAATCAAGGATGACCCGGATAATCCTTTTGGCTCAGCGATTAAAGAGCGTGGCGGCCAGAGTTATTATGACGACCCAAATGGAAAGTACACTGATCCAGTGACAGGAAAGAAGCAGTCCCTTTCGCTTATCAACAAAAGAGCTGAAGAAGGCGATTGGGGCGAATGGGCCGATAAACTTCCGTCGCAGTTTCTTTCCAAACAGCCAAAGTATCTGGTAGATAAGCAGCTCAATCTGGCGATAAGCGATAAGATGGCTGAGTTTGATGAGATTTGTTCTCTGACCAACCCCACTGTCAAGAAATCGCTGCTCAGTTCTTTCGCTGATAGCTGTGATTATGATGCCGTCCATCTGCAAGCAGCCGCCCTTCCCCGCCAGAAGTATCAAGTTATTCTGCCAATTACCTCGATGAAAGATAACGAGGTCTATGCACCGAACTATAAGAATGGTGAAACCGTAGCTTTGGTTCGTTACCCCCATGGCGGAACCTTTGAAATCCCGATTCTCACCGTCAACAATAAACAGGCGGAAGCGCGAAGGGTTTTAGGCAATACTCCGAAAGATGCCATCGGTATTAACAGCAAAGTTGCGGAACGCCTTTCTGGAGCCGACTTTGACGGCGATACCGTTATGGTTATTCCGTGTAATTCGGGAAGAAGCAAGGTTAAGATTACTTCTACCCCGCAGCTAATCAAAGATTTCGACCCCAAGCTTGAATATGGCGGAAAGAAGGAAGGAACCTTTAAGCAAATGCGGGACACCCAGAAAGAGATGGGCGTTATCTCGAATTTGATTACGGATATGACCATTAAGGGAGCCACCAGAGAAGAGCTTGCGAGAGCGGTTCGTCATTCAATGGTGGTTATTGACGCTGAAAAACACAAGCTGGATTATAAGCAGAGTGAGATTGACAATGGCATCAGTTCTTTGAAGAAGAAATATCAGGGTACTGTGGAAGACGGTCGTTATCATGAGGGCGCTTCTACCCTTATCTCCCGTGCAAAATCGGAGGTATCGGTGGTTAAAAGACAAGGAAGCCCCAAGATTGATGAAAAGACCGGAGAACTTGTGTGGAAACCGGTTGACGACCCTGTTTATGTGGATAAAAGGACCGGTAGAACTAAGGTTAGAACACAACCCAGTACCAAGATGGCTGAAACAAAGGACGCCTACACGCTTGTATCCGATGTGGATTCCCCGATAGAGAGAGCCTATGCGAACTACGCCAATAAAATGAAGGCCATGGCGAACCAGGCGCGTCTGGAAATGCTATCTACAGGCAAGGTTCCATATTCCGCCTCCGCTAAAGAGACCTATCAGGCTGAAGTCGATTCGTTGACCGCCAAGCTTAATGTTGCATTAAAGAACGCCCCCAGGGAGAGGCAGGCTCAGACTATAGCCAATGCGGTAGTAGCCGCCAAGAAACAGGATAATCCGGGCATGACAAGCGGCGAAATCAAGAAAGCCAGTCAACAAGCTCTTACCCAGGCCCGGTCTATGGTGGGCGCAAAGAAAGAAACCATCAAAATAACAGACCGAGAGTGGGAAGCAATTCAGGCTGGAGCTATCAGCGAGAACAGACTTCGCCAAATCATAGACAACGCGGACATTGATGTGCTTAGGCAGCGTGCTACACCAAGAGCATCTACCACTTTGAGCACTGCCAAGATGCAGAAGATTACTTCCATGAATGCTTCTGGTTACAGCACATCTGAAATCGCTGAAGCTTTAGGAATCTCTACGAGCACTGTGTCGAACTATTTGAAATGAGAGGAGTGACCTAGTATGAATGGTTCTTGTGCTCTTACTACATTTGACAATCCTTTCGATCCGTTTGAACGGTTCTCCGATTGGTTCTTGTTCGATGTAGGAAAAGGTTACAATACTTGTTCTTATCTCGCTCGAATCGCAAAAACTTCTGAACAGTTTTCCGATGAAGAGAACGAACAAGAGATTGAACGAGCAATTGATGAGATCATTAAACATGATTTCATGAACATTTACAAGAAAGTAAAAAGGAATTCAGCAACGACTTGACTAGAGTATGGATAGATACCATCGCTCGTCTTGTCGTTTTTATTTTGCTGTTAATTCTTACTTTTTTGTGGAATAAGTTTCCGGCGATTTCTTCGCCATGTGATACGACTGTACTGCTGCTTCGTGGATATAGGGGGGGGGTGTCGCAAAAACTTCTGAACAGTTTTCCGATGAAGAGAACGAACAAGAGATTGAACG